TGAAACAAGAGCAGCATTTACAAAAGTAATGGGAGAAGACTTTTTTAATAATATTGAAAGAATGATTCAAACAGGAGAACTGCGAGGAGAAGAAGCTGGTAACTACATATTGCAAAGTTTTACTAATATGGATATGACTAAAATGGCAAATGCTGGTGCAGTAGATAATAGTATACTTCAAGCAATTGCAGAGTTACAATCAAGCGGTGTATTAATCAAAAAGAACTTTGGAAAATATGCAAAGTTAAGTGCTGATGAGATTGAAGCACTTAATAAGAAAACCCGAGCAAAATTAACAGCATCAGGTAGTACAGTACAAGCAATGAACGATGCAAGCAAAATGTTCTTGAGAGCACAAAACGCTGTTACATTAAATTTAAATAGTTTATCAACAAAAATTGAAACTGTTTCAAATTGGTTTAGTGACAATTCAGAAACAATTAAAGATAAATCAACTAACTTCTTTAATGAAGCAATAACTGAAACAGAACTAGGAACAGCTCCATTACCTAATAAAACATCTGACGTATATCAAGATGACATTTTAAGAAGATCAGCTAGCAATCCTATGAACCTCAGTGAAAACGTACCTTCTACTGTACCAGTATTAGCAGTTCCAAAGGATATACCTAAGAGTAAGGAACTAGCTATACTCAAAGATAGGTTGACAGATCGACAAGAATCGGTTAAAATAACTAAACATCCTAGAGAAAAACGTTTGATCAATACAGAAATGTCTTTATTGGAAAAACAAATTGCGGCGTTGCAAAAGACAATAAAAGCCGAAGAGGATGCAGTATTAGAAAAAGCCTTAAAGGAAAGAAACAGTAACTTCCGTTAAAGGCATAAATACTAAAATACAAAGGATAATAACAATATGAGTTGGAAAAAACACTTTACAAGATATAACGTTAATGATGGAACAGCGGGTAATACTAAAACAAACCGTTGGCAGAGTTGGCTACCTGAGGTATATTCAGGGCAACCAAACAGAGTTGAACGTTATACTCAATATGATCAAATGGACCAAGACAGTGAAATTAATGCGGCACTAGATACTATTGCTGAATTTAGTACACAATTAGATCCACAATCAAGTATTCCTTTTGGAATTAAGTACAAAACATCTCCAACTGATACAGAAGTTACTGCCCTTGAAACTGCATTAAAACAGTGGGTTAGAATTAATGATTTTGAACGTAGAATATTTACTATGTTTAGATCATGTATTAAATACGGAGATCAATTTTTTATTAGAGATCCAGAAACATATAAACTTATATGGGTACAACCAGGCGATGTTGCTAAAGCTATTGTTAACGAAAGCGAAGGCAGACAAATTGATCAATACATAATTAAAAATATTGCACTAAATTTACATGATATGGTTGCAACAGATACTAAGAAACATGCAGATTCAACTGCGGTTAATCCTACAACAGGTTATAGTGTTGGTAAAGGAAACAGTGGTGTTGTTAATGCAAACAATTCACAAGGTGTTAATTCAGAGTATGCAGTTGATTCTAAGAACGTAGTACACGTAAGCCTAAGTGATGGCATGAATGCAAATTGGCCATTTGGTAACAGTATATTAGAATCTGTATTTAAAGTATATAAACAAAAAGAATTACTAGAAGATAGTATTATTATCTATCGTGTACAAAGAGCACCAGAAAGACGTGTGTTCTATATTGACGTAGGTAATATGCCAGCACATAAAGCAATGGGCTTTGTTGAAAGAGTTAAAAACGAAGTACACCAAACACGTATTCCAAATATGAGTGGTGGCGGTACTAAAGTTGTGGATGCGGCTTATAACCCATTATCAATAATGGAAGATTACTTCTTTGCTCAAACAGCAGAAGGACGTGGATCTAAAGTTGAAGTATTACCGGGCGGTGAAAACCTTGGTGAGATTGATGATTTAAAGTACTTTAATAACAAACTTATGCGTGGACTTCGTGTACCAACATCGTACCTTCCTACTGGAAGTGAAGATGGTATAGCGGCATTTAACGATGGACGTATAGGTACAGCAATGATACAAGAATTCCGTTTTGCAAAGTATTGTGAAAGACTACAACTTACATTGCAAAATACATTAGACAAAGAATTTAAAATGTTCTGTAAACACAGAGGACTAGATGTTAGTTCTAGTTTATTTGAACTAAACTTTGTTGAACCACAAAGTTTCTCACAGTATAGACAAATTGAAATTGATGCACAAAAAGCACAACTATTTGGTCAGCTTGAAGGCGTGGGATACTTGTCAAGAAGATTCTTACTTGATAGGTACTTAGGACTAAATGAAGAAGAAATGGTTGAGAACGAAAGATTGTGGAAAGAAGAAAATCAAAAAGGCAATATGCCTGACAGTACAGCAACAGGAGATTTAGGAGCATTAGGTATTAGAGGTTCCGATGTTGATAGTTTCCAACCAACTGACGTTGATGCAGAGAATGCAGATACAGGCATGGATGGTCCAACTGACACACCAGATGCTGAACTGAACGATGATATGGGAGATACATCAAATGAGGTTTAATGAACTTGCTCAAAAACCAGAAGATGATAACTTGAACAAATGGGATCTTGACGATACCCGTAGACCTAGATTGACACTGAAACATCTAAATAAGATGCGTAATAGACGTGAAATGGCTCGTAGTGAGCATACGTCTAAGATCGAAGATGTACAGTTACAATACGGCGCTAGCCAAGCAGAAGAGTAGATAAAATACCTACATAACTGTTATTTTTATACCAGCGGTGTCAAAACCGCGGTTTTTTTTGTATTTAAGATATCTTACCTTGTAGTAAGACTAAATACATGTGTTATAACCTCGATAAAGGAGAAAAGCTAATGAGTACTCGCGAACGTTATATTAAAGTGATAGAAAGCCTAGTGAATGGCGAAGAAGCAAAAGCTTCTGACCTACTACACGAAGCATTCGTAGAAAAAGCACGTGAAATTTGGAACGACTTAGTCGAAGCAGACGAAGTTGTAGAAGATGAAGTAGCGGAAGAAGAATTAGATGAAGCGATCGGTGACGAAAAAGCTGATAACTTTATCGACGACATCGAAGAAGATGATGACGAAATTGAAGCAGAGGAAATGTACGGAGAAGATAAAGAGGGCGAAGACGCTCCTGAATCAGATCTAGCAGAGCCAGAAGCTGAAATGGAATTAGCATCAGACGATGACGGTGATTTAAATGGTGATGGTGAAGTAGACGATCACGAAGAAGATCACGAAGAAATTGAAGATAAGCTAGTAAACGTTGAAGACGCACTAGAAGATCTTAAAGCAGAATTTGCTAAAATTATGGGCGACGAGCCAGCAGCAGATCCAGCTCCAGAAATGGATATGGAACCAGAAATGGAAGAAGCAGTAGTTGAAGAAACTGCAGCGGAAGCTGATGAAGACTCGGAAGAAATCGAAGAAGCAGCTGATTTAACTAAAGTAGGTAAAGACGGCATGCACCCAGCAGATATGCCAGCAGGTGACGATGGTAAAGCATCACCAGTTGCAGGTAAAAATGACATGGGCGGCAAAGCAGTTGATATGTCTGCTAAATCAGACGGCGGCGATTCAAAAGGCTTAACAGGCGATGCAAAAGATATGAATGTAACTCACCCAGGTGACGGTGCAAAATTATCTCCAGAGTCTAAAGGTCACGGCGCAGAGAAAAAAGGCAAGGCTGAATAATTATGCTCACACTTAAAGAAAACCTAACATACGACCAGGCAAATATCATCACTGAATCTTCAGAAGATGGTAAGAACCTATATATGCAAGGAATTTTCGTCCAAGGTGAAAAGCGTAATCAAAATCAGAGAGTATATCCAGTATCAGAAATTGGTAAGGCTGTTAAAGTCATCCAAGAAAAGATTGATACTGGTTACTCTGTATTAGGTGAAGCAGATCACCCAGATGATCTGCAAGTAAATTTAGACCGTGTGTCACACATGATTGAAAAAATGTGGATGGATGGTCAAGACGGTTATGGTCGTTTAAAGCTATTACCAACTCCGATGGGAAATATTTGTAAAACCCTTTTAGACAATGGAGTCAAACTTGGCGTTTCGTCAAGGGGTAGCGGTAATGTTACAGACAATGGCAATGTTAGCGATTTTGAAATACAAACAGTTGATATTGTAGCTAATCCAAGTGCACCAGATGCATACCCAAATCCAATTTATGAACAAATTATGAATGGGAAACGTGGTAACATCTTACTTGACGTAGCAAACGCGGCAAACAACGACAAATTAGCTGAGGAGTACCTCCAGAAGGAAGTACTACAGTTCATTGAAAAACTAGATATTAGGAGAAACTAAATGGCTAATGCAATAGAACAACTCCTAAGTTCAGAAGTCCTATCGGAAGAAGTGCGTTCAACACTTTCAGAAGCATGGGAAGTAAAATTAGGTGAGGCTCGAGAAGAGATCACTGCTGAATTACGTGAAGAATTCGCAAACAGATATGAAACTGATAAAACATCAATGGTGGAAGCACTAGACGCGATGGTATCAGATACAATTAATACTGAGTTGAAAGAATTTGCAGCGGACAAAAAAGCAGCAGTAGAAGCTCAAGTTGAGTACAAACGTAAGATTGCGGAACACGCTAATCTACTTGATAAGTTTGTTATGGAAACTCTTAACAAGGAAATTACAGAACTACGCAAAGACAGAAAACTTCAAGAAGGTAACTTTGAGAAGTTAGAAGATTTTGTGATGGAACAACTTACTTCAGAACTTAATGAATTCCATAATGACAAGAAAGACCTTATTGAACAAAAGGTAAAACTTGTCGCCGAAGGTAAAGAAATGATCACTAAAGCGAAAGCTGAATTCGTAGATAAAGCTTCTACTAAACTAGCTGGTATTGTTGAGGGCACACTCTCAAAAGAACTAGGTACTTTAAAAGAAGATATTAAAACTGCTAAAGAAAATATGTTTGGACGTAAGTTGTTTGAAACATTCGCAGCAGAATTTATGGGTTCTCACTTAGCTGAAGGTACACATATTTCAAAACTTTCAAAAGAACTTTCAGACGTGAAGAGTCAACTTGACGAATCACATAAAGAAATTAAAGATAGAGAGGCAAAAATTACTGAAGCAACTGATAAAGTTACTAGAATTAATGAAAGCCGTGAACGTGAGTCAGTTATGGCTGAACTTATGTCACCACTATCAAAAGACAAACGTGAATTAATGAACAACTTACTTGAAAGCGTAAGCACAAGTAAGCTAAAAGCTCAATTCAACAAATACCTACCAACGGTACTTAACGAATCAAGCACAACTAAATCACAGAAACTAAACGAATCTCAGAAGACTGAGATTACAGGTAACAAGGCAGACACGACCCAGGTAACTGATAGTGCAGCCGAAATTATTAACCTTAAAAAGTTAGCAGGAATCAACTAAGGAGATCTCCAAATGACACAGAATCTATTTGAAAATTGGGACGTAACAAAAGACGCCCTTACAGATGGTTTAAATGGTAACAAAAAGGTTGTTATGGAATCAGTTCTTGAAAACACAAGAAACTATCTTTCAGAATCAGCAACCGCAGGTACAACAATGGCAGGTAACGTTGCATCACTTAACAAAGTGATTCTACCAGTTATTCGTCGTGTTATGCCAACAGTTATCGCGAACGAACTAGTAGGTGTACAACCTATGACAGGTCCAGTAGGACAAATCCACACACTAAGAGTAAGATATGGCCAAACAGCAGCTGGCGTAACAGCTGGTGACGAAGCACTATCACCATTTGCAATTGCAAAAGGTTACTCAGGTGACGCATCAACAGGTGGACCGACTTCAACTTCAGCTCTAGAAGCAGAAGCAGGTCGTAAACTTTCAATCCAAGTATTGAAACAAACTGTTGAAGCTAAAACACGTAAATTATCAGCACGTTGGACTTTTGAAGCAGCACAAGATGCTAATTCAATGCACGGTCTAGACGTTGAAGCAGAAATCATGCAAGCACTTGCACAAGAAATTACTGCTGAGATTGACCAAGAAGTTCTTACTTCACTACGTACACTAGCAGGCGCAGCCACAGACACATACGATCAAGGTAACGTATCAGGTCAAGCAACTTTCGTTGGAGACCAACATGCGGCACTAGCAGTTCTAATTAACAGAGCAGCTAACCTAATCGCTACACGTACAAGACGTGGCGCAGGTAACTACGTTGTTATCTCACCAACAATGTTAACAGTACTACAATCAGCGACAACTTCAGCATTCGCAAGAACAACTGAAGGTCCTTTTGAAGCACCAACTAACACTAAATTTGTTGGAACTTTAAATAACACTATGAGAGTGTTTGTAGATCAGTATGCAGCAGACGATGCTCCAGTACTAGTTGGCTACAAAGGCGACGGTGAAATTGATGCGGCAGCATTCTATTGCCCATACATCCCACTAATGTCTTCAGGCACAGTACTTGATCCAGCAACATTCGAACCAACAGTGTCATTCATGACACGTTACGGTTATGTAGAGCTAAACAACCAAGCTTCATCTCTTGGTAACGCAGCTGACTACCTAGCTAAAATTGGTGTTAACGCTGGTAACCTTTCATTCTCATAATAGAGAACAAGGAACAGATATAGAAATAGGGCCTTTAGGGGCCCTATTTTTTTGATCTTTTTTTCATTAAGTGGTTGACTTTCATAAATATGTGTAGTATATTACATACATAATAAAGGAACGAAATTTTAACATGTCACAGACTAATACAATTTATATTACAAATTGGCCACCATTAATTTGGGGTATGTCTTGATGTGACTTTTTAACAAAAGTTATTTTAGTAAGCCCCTAGTAATTAATTTTATTAGGGGCTTTTTTTGTGAGTGTAGTGTAATGGTAACACGGCGGCTTCCAACTCCGCAAATGAGGGTTCGATTCCTTTCACTCATGCCAATTTAGATAAATAATAATACGTTCATCCCAATGGGACGGAAGTAGCAATAGCGAAGGAACGCACTTAACTGTAAAAAGGAGAGTGTTATGAATCACAGAGACTTCGAACTAGCTCGTAAAAAAGAGCGTACTAAGCAAGCACATAAAGCATTGCATAGAAGACAAATGGAAAGACCTTTGTCTAGACCACGTGCTCAGAAAAACATACTAAGTTCAGATCCAAGACTACAAAAAATTTAATCTTTTTTAAAAAAAAAGGTTGACCTTTTGATCAAAACGTTATATATTAAGTACATAAGCAACAAAGAGTTTAGCGGCTCAATGTTTATAGTGCAAGGAAGAGGCAGTAACCAGACTGTCGAACTTGGCTGTTTAGGGGTGGTACCCAGGCTTGGTAGTAGAAATACGCTGAGTCACATCGTTCTACCGAACGGAAACAGGCTCTCTGGATATAGAATGGTATCTTGTCGAGGAGTTGGAGGTAAACCCTAATCCTCCCTATTTTGCTTGTATTTTGAAAAGACGCTTCGGCGTCTTTTCTTTTGACTTCTATTTGATAAATACATGTATAATAATAGGAAGTAGTAGGAAGTCGAGTTATGTCATCACATTTTAACCCAGATTTTGGAGTAAAAGCTATAGAGAACAAAGAAGGCGTTTTAAGAACGTCTTTTAACTCTATGCATCAAAACATTTTATACACTGATAATCGTTTCTCTACACTTTCTATATTGTTAGATTAAAAAAAAGTAAATACAATATACGCAAGAGCGAAGAAGAATTGAGGTATAGAAATTGGCGATTAATATTAATCACAGCATAGGAAAAATTACATCAGAATCGTCTGATTTAGTACTAGATTCAAATGCATTAAGTAATATTGATGTTTCAACTAAGATAGTTAAAAATGCTAGTGATCCAGTTGATCCACAAGATCTAGTTACAAAAGCATACCTTGAAGCTCAGATAGCTAATTTTGATTCTAATCAAGATAGCGAACTTACAGCTGATCTAACAGATGTTTATGAAACAATTGAAAACGTAAGAAATAATACTTATGTTAAGTCTATTGATTTTAACGCAAACATAACAACAGGTGGAGCAGGCTTAACAACAACTCTAGTTATTAGTACAGAAGGTAACCCAAATAGATATACTATTAGTTGGGGAGATGGAAATACAACTACAGCGACAACCGACAGCACACCTACACATACATACGCAACAAATTCAGGATCTCCTTTTGATGTAGCAGTAACAGCATTTAATAATAATGGTACTGGTGCAGGTAGCACTATAAGCAAAACAAAAGAAGATTATATAACAATTTTTACCGCCGACCCAGCAGTAAGTTTTCAAGCATGGGATTCACTTACAGGCGGAAATCAGATTACCACTTGGAATGACGGTGATACTGTCTACTTCCAAAATACTACAACAAATGCAACCGCGGCAACAGTCCAATATACTTGGTCCTGGGGTGACGGTCTTGCAGATGATGTTATTAATGACGACACAGTCACAGGTGGTAGTGCCGGTGCTAGAATAGCTCACACATTCCAGCCCGGCACAGAAATTGATGTTACTCGTAACGTAACACTAACACTAGATGTACATAGTTCAGCAACACCAGGTATATTACCATTAGATGATACAGCATCATTTAAAATTTATGATACACATACACCAGATACAACATCTGATATAACAACAGGTATTAATGAAGATTCAGTTAATGGATTAAACGTAACATTTACAAATAATACAGAAGCAACTGTAGGAAGTTATAACAACTATGGAATAACATATGAATGGGACTTTGGTGATGGAAGTATTCAAACAGTAAATTCTGGGTCTGGAAATTCAGGAGACCAAGGAACTACAATAAATCACAAATATACATTATCAGCTTCAGACCAAGCAAATGGCGTAGCTAGAGATTACACAGGAAACTTAAAAGTAATCAGTTCACACACAAACAGTCCATTTACTAGTTCACCATTTACAATACATGTTGAACCAGATGTTAGAGCAAACATCTCAGGTAGTGCAAACACAGTTTCAGATCGCAATGGCGATAACATTTACGATGTATATGATAGCGTAGATTATAATGGTGTAAACAGAGCATTAGTTACTGTAAACAATACAACTCAAAATGGAGACAGTCACGAATACAATTGGAATGACAGTAGTTCAAATGATGTTGAAGCAGGACTAAACAGCGTACAACATGACTTTACAGGAGTAGCACCGGGTAATTATACATTAGACTTTACAGCAAGTGGAACACCGGATATAACTGCACAAACAGATACAGCTAGTTTAACTTTCCAAGTTAATGCAGTACCAGCAGCTCCACAAGGATTAGGATCTAAAACAATTCAACTAACAGACCCTTGGCAAGGTATAGATCCAAAATTAGCTAACGGCTTTATAGATAATAGTTCAACATCTCCTTTAACAGCAGGTGATGACTTAGATACATATACAGCAAGAAGATACACAAATGGTACAATTGACACAACAATTGCACAAAATTCTTATAATGGATTAAGTGGAGAAGCTAGTGCAATTATTAACGGAGTATCAAGCGGATCAAAATCTTTTACTACTTCCCTAAACGAAAACGGTACATTTGGTAGCTTAGTTATTAGTGGACAAGATGATGCAAATAATACAATTAGTTCGTCAACTTATCCTACAGGATTTTACCAAACATTTGATTCAAAGATTACTAACAACTTCAGTGGATACTCACTAGGTGTAAATGATCAGAGGATAGAGCATACAGAAACAGGAAATACTAATTACGTAACAGTTATTTGTGATGACTTAACTAACGTTCCTACTATTGACCTTGCTGGTTCTATCCTCTCAGAGAATAATCCTGGAACGTACAGATACATATCTGGAATTCCATATTATAACACCGGTGGTCCACAGTTGGTACTAACTGGTGCACTGCTTACTGACTGGATTGGTCAAGCATATAGAGATACAAATAATGTATTTGAAATTTCTAATGGAACTAACTCAGAAGGAACAAGTGGTGCAACAATTAGTACACAGTACAAAGACTATGCAGAACTTGAAAGTGGAACAACACCATACTTAACAAATGGTATACCAAACTCAAACACAGGATTTACAGCTCCATATAATATAGCAGATCAACTTATTAACATTACTACATCCAATATAGCGGCAGTAGAAACGCTTAAATTTAAAGCAAATAATGTTAATGGTAGCTCTAACTATGTAGAACTAACAAACACCTCTGTACAGGTACATACAGCTAATCCTAGCGGTGTAATAGAAGACGATATACCAGTAGCAACAACACTAGGTAATGGAGTAATCACAAACAATGCAATACGTATTGCAGACTTTGTAGCATATGGTAATACAAATACCCCTACTATTAATAGTGTTATTGATTATATGGCAACACCGTTCACTGGTGCAATAGCAGTAAGTGGAACACAAGAAGCAACAGTACGTTGGGGACAATTAGAACACAATACAACAAACTATAGCACAGGATTTTTACCAGTTGGTCCAGATAGAAGTGCTGATACTGGAACACAATATTTTACTTTTGCTTTCCAAAGACAGGTTGTTGCTAACTTTGATATTAGACTTACAGCTCCTAATGGTATTGCAGGTATGTGGATTGCATCTCCTGGTACTGGTATAGATACTGCAAGTGGATTAAGTGGTTGGCTAGAAGGTACAAGTCAATATGCAGGTGTAGGTGTTCCTGGTAGTAATACTGGAACAGGAGGTAACGGTGCTGACGGTTGTGCATTAACAGGCGCAGATGTTATTCCTACAAACAGTACAATAAACGATAATAGTTATACAATGACTTTAGGTAGTGAAAATATGAGTAATGCAACTAATAATGTTGTGTTAGTTAGAATAGCACTTACGAGTGGTCAAGAAATAACAAACTTGCAAATAGGAGAAGCTAGTTAATGGCTATTTCCGACAATCAAAAAATTGACTACCTATTTAAAAAGTTAGGATATGGTGCAACTAAAACAGATACCATATTTAATAAATTAGCGGCCAATGAAAGTATTCCAAGTCCACTTTTATTACGTGGTGATAAAGTATGGGCAGAATCTGGTGATATACCAAGTGTTAAACCAACAACATCAGCGGGTGTATTAACCATATACTCAGCAGTTGAAGCAACTGAAGATATTACAGCAACAGGTAAACGAACTTGGAAAACAGGAGTTACTGATTGGGTTACTCCAGAATTTGGTAGTACATATCTTGTTAGTGTTTATATTCATGATAGCAATGATTCAGCTAATGCAGAAAGTTTAGCAAATAAAGTATTTGTTACTGGTAGTGGTAATAATGATGAATGGTTCTTTGATTATCAATCAGGTGTATTAAACTTTATTGGTGATAACTTACCAGATGGAAAAGACTTTACAGGAAAAAGTGTTTATATAAGTGGTGCAGTCTACACAGGGCAATTTGGTGTTAGTGATCCAAATGTTGTTGCTAATATTAATAGTGACATTGCTACACTACAGACACAAGTAGCAGACATATTAACAAATACAGATCCTGCCGCACTTGACTCATTAACAGAAATTGTTAATGCGTTTCAAAATGCAGATACAGCGTTTGCTACAAGTACAGAATTAACAAACTTAGAAAACTTACTAAGAAATGATTTAGCATTACCTTCTACAAGTATTGAACCAGCACAAGAATTTACAGGTGATGGAATACAAGTAGATTTTACCTTAAATAGTACTCCAGCAACCGAAGAAGCAATTGATGTTTATGTCGATGAAGTATTACAAAGACCAGATGTGTTCTCACTTAATGGTGCAGTATTAACATTTAGTGTAACTCCTCATGTTGGTGCAGACATTTATGTAAAATATAGATATTCTTTTGCAAATATTACAGCATTTCCAAATAACTGTATTGAGAATAAGCATTTAAATTTGATATATACTAGTAGTCAATACACAGGAGATAGTACAACTACAGATTATCTAGTTCCTGCTGGGCATAGCGTACATAGTGTTCTAGTTATTGTTGATGGTTCAATTTTACCAACAACAGAATATACAATAAATGGAACAACACTAACAATCACAACAGCACCAGGTGCAAATTCAGTTGTTGATTTCAGATATATGCCAATCTAAATAATAATCATATTACTTAATAAACTCCCAAATCTAATAAATACATTGCATAGGTTGTAATGACCTTATGTAGTATAACCTCGTTAAGCTGTGGTTATACTTTTGCATGTAAAGATTACATGCAAATCAAATATATTTGATTGGAGAAATCTCTATGGCTTTTAGACAAATTAAGAGTCCAGCGTTAGCGGATCAGTCGGTCCTTAACACTAAGTTAGATGCAAGTTCAGTTTCAGGCCAAACTGCTTCTGTATCTCTCGACAGTCTAGACACTCTTTTAGTACACACAAACGCTTCATCATCATTAGCTAAAGTAACAGCTGGTGATTTAATTGGATCATTTGATACTTCAGATTTAGCAGAAAATGCTGGGTTTAAGTATTTTACAGATGCAAGAGCACAGGCAGCAGTTGCAACAGATATTTCTGATGCAGTGGCAGCAGAAGCAGTTATAGCACGTGCAGCAGAAACTCAGAACGCAAATGATATTGCGGCTGAAATTACTCGTGCAACAGCAGCAGAAGGTGTATTAACTACTGATCTAGCTACCGAAGTAAGTCGTGCAACAGGCGCAGAATCTGCACTTGACACAGCTTATAAAGCGGCAGACGCTGGTTTACAAACACAAATTAATAACATCGTATCAAACGTTGATCCAGCAGCACTTGACTCACTAAGTGAGATCGTTGCTGAATTCCAAAGTCAAGATAGTGCATTAACAGCGGCTATTACAGCTAACGCTAACGCTATCACAGCAGAAGTAACACGTGCAACAGCAGCAGAAGGTGTAAATGCAACAGCAATTTCAACTGAAGCAACTAGAGCACAAGGTGTTGAAGCGGCAAATGCGGCAGCTATTTCAACTGAAGCAGCTACACGTTTAGCTGACGACAATGCATTAGACGCAAGAGTTACAGTTAACGAAGGCGACATCAGCACACTACAAAGTGGTTTAGCAACTGAAATCAGCACTACAGACGGTGAAATTTCAACGCTAACAACTGACTTAGCAGCTGAAGTAACTAGAGCACAAGGCGCTGAAGCAGCTAACGCGGCAGACATTAACACTGAAGCAAATGCTAGAGCAGTAGCTGATACAAGTATCAGAACTGATTTTGCAGCAGCAGATACAGCCCTACAAACTGCAATGGAAACATACGCAGATACAGCAGAAGCAGATGCAATCGCAACAGCGGCAGCAGATGCAACAGCTAAAGCAGACCAAGCTGAGCTAGACGCAATTGCGGCAGCAGAAGCAAAAGACGTTGCAAGAGCAGCAACAAGTGATGCGGCAGATACTGCATTGGCAGCACGTGCAACTACACTGGAAACAGAAGTACAAGCACTAGAAGACACTGTTGGTGATATCGCAAATACACCACTTGATACAACTGCAACTTCATTAGGTGCAGCGATTAACGAACTACATACAGAAGTAACAACTGCAACAGCAGACATTGCAACTAATGTAACTGATATCGCAACTAACGCAACTAATATTGCAACCAACACAGCAGACATTGCTAACATTATTAGCAATACTGATCCAGCAGCTTTAGACTCATTAACAGAAATCGTTACAGCATTTCAAAATGGTGACTCAGTATTAACTGCAACACTTAACACAGTAATCACTGATCTGGCAACAGAAACAAGTGATCGTACAAACGGTGACGCAACTAATGCAACAGCTATTGCGGCAGAGGAAACTCGTGCTTTAGCAGCTGAAGGCATTCTAACAACTGGGTTAGCAAATGAAGTAACTAATAGAACTACAGGTGATGCTCAAACACTAGCGGCAGCACAAGCATACGCAGATACAGCAGAAGCAGATGCAATCGCAACAGCGGCAGCAGACGCAACATCTAAAGCAGATGCAGCAGAAGCAGATGCAATTACAGCGGCAGAAGCAAAAGACGTTGTAAGAGCAGCAGCGGCAGAAGCATATGCAGACCAAGCTGAACTAGATGCAATTGCATCAGCAGAAACTTACACAGATGCAGAAGTACTAGTTGAGAAAAATAGAGCTTTAGCGGCAGAAGGTGCTAACACTCTAAACATTACAGCTAATGCAGGCAATATTGCTACTAATACAGCAGACATTGCTACTAACGCAACTGCAATTTCTACAGAAGCAACAGACAGAGCAGCAGCTGATACAACATTAGATGGTAAAATTACTGCAGAAGCAACAACAGCAAGAGCAGCTGAATTAGCAAATGCAAATGCTATTACAGCAGAGGAAACTCGTGCTTTAGCAGCTGAAGGTGCAAATGCAACAGCAATCGCTAATGAAGTATCACGTTCAACTACAGCAGATACAACACATACAAATGCTATCGCAGCAAATGTTGTTGATATCGCAACTAACGTTTCAAACCTAAACATTGAAATAGCTAGAGCACAATCAGCAGAAGGTGTTTTACAATCAAACATTGATGTTGAAACAGCTAGAATTGATTCAATTCTAACTAACACTGATCCAGCAGCTTTAGATTCATTAACAGAAATTGTTAGTGCATTCCAAAGTGCTGATAGCACAATTAACGGTGCGATCACTTCGTTATCATCTACAGCGGCAACAGACAGAGCGGCAATCCGTACTGAATTTGCAGCAGCTGATACAGCGTTAGACACACGTTTAACAACTGAAGAAGGTAATATTGATGCTTTAGAAGCAACAATGGGTTCTGCAACAATGACAACTACAGCACAAACTGTAACAGAAGCAATTAATGAATTGAACACAGGTTCATCATCAGGTATTGCAAACTTACAAACTGAAGTTGACGCATCGCAATTAGGCGCAGGCTTAAATGCAGATGGTACGTATACAGCAGCAACAGGTTCACATGCAATTGATAGTGCAACATCTTTAAAAGATGCTGACAACAAATTGGATGCGGCAATCTTAGCTGAAAAAACACGTGCCGAAGCAGCAGAAGCAACATTAACAACTAATGTAGCAACTAATGCGGCAGGTATTGCAAGTAACGTAACTGATATCGCAACTAACGCAACTAACATTGCAACCAACGTAACTGATATTGCAACTAATGCATCTGCTATCCAAGCAGAAACAGTAAGAGCTTTAGCAGCTGAAGGTGTAAATGCAAACGCAATTACAGCAGAAGCAACAACAGCAAGAGCAGCTGAATTAGTAAATGCAAACGCAATTGCGGCGGAAACAACAAGAGCAACAGCGGCAGAAGGTGCAAACGCAACTGATATCGCAAATAACTTAACTGAAATTACAGCTACACAAGCAGGTGCAGGTTTGGCAACAGACGGTACTTACACAGCTAATGGTTCAGCTAATTACATCAGTACAGCTTCAACTCTAAAAGACGCAGATGACAAACTAGATGCAGCAGTAAATGCAGAGGAAACTCGTGCAACAGCAGCAGAAGGTGTATTAACTGCTAATTTAGCAAATGAAGTAACACGTGCAACGAATGCAGAAGCAGCAAACGCAACAGCAATCTCAAATGAGGTAACTAGAGCAACAGCGGCAGAGGGCGTAAATGCAGCAGCAATTTCTACTGTATCTACTAACTTAACAGCTGAAGTAACTAGAGCAACAGCAGCTGAAGGCGCAAATGCAACAGCAATCACAAACTTAACATCGACTGTTAATGACATCATCAGTAACACTGACCCAGCAGCTTTGGATTCTTTAACAGAAATCGTTACAGCATTCCAAAACGCAGACAGTACGTTAACTGGTGCGGTAGCAGCCAACTCAACAGCAATTGGTGCAGAGGAAACTCGTGCATTGGCAGCTGAAGCGGCACTATCACAAGCACTAGCAACTGAAGTATCAGACAATGATACAGACCATGCAGCAGCAACTACAGACAGAGCGGCAATTCGTTCAGAGTTTGCAGCAGCTGACTCAGCACAAGATACAGTAATCGCAACTAAACTACCACTAGCTGGTGGAACAATGAGCGGTGATGTAGCTATGGGCGGTAACATGGTATCAGGTTTAGGAACAGCAGCCAACCCAGGTGACGCAGTTTCTAAAGCAGTATTAGATGCAGCAATTCAGTCACAAGACATCTCAGTTTACACTACAGATGACTTAACTGAAGGTAGCAACGAATACTACACACCAGCAAAAGCAAGAGCAGCTATATCTGTAACAGATACAGCAGGCAACGGCCTAGCAACTTACGATAGTGCAACAGGTGTTATTAGCATTGATACAAATGAATCAGTACTTGATTTAACTGATGTCTCAGACACAGATTACACAGGTAAAGAAGACTTTGTATTACGTGTTAACTCAACTGAAGATGGAATGGAGCTAGTAAGCCCATTAGATATCTTTACAAGTAACCAACGTCAAACTATCCCAGGTGACGGTGTAGCGACTACTTATTCACTTAACTTCGTAACAGACCAAGCAAACAGCATGGTATTTGTTGGCGGTGTTATTCAGGATCCAGTAACTCACTATACTATCAACTCATCTGCACAAACAATTACATTCAACAGTGCCCTACCAGTAGGAACTGCGGCAGTAGTTGTTGCACACATTTCAGGCTTACAGCCAGTACTTGTTGCAGGTCAGGTAACGTTTGATAAGTTCTCAGCGGATATTAAAGCATACGTACAGAAATCATCAGTTTCAGCAACTGGTGCTACAACTGTAGACAGCTTTAACGGTACACTGTATCGTTCAGCTAAGTATGTTATCCAAGTGGGTGACGCAAATGGTAACTATGAGACACGTGAAGCTTTAGTTGTACATGATGGAACAACTGCATACATTACAGAGTACGCGATGGTTTATACCGGAAACGACTTAATTGGTGATGCAAGTGTGACTATGAATGGTAACACAGTAGAACTAACTTATACACCAACATCAGGTTCAGCAGACGTGAAAGTTATTGCAACTTACATTGATGTTTAAGAAACATAACGCTTCTTAATAACCTAAATTAAGAGGCATAGCTTGGTAACAGGGTATGCCTCTTTTAACTAAAAATTGTTATAAAAGCAGTTAATAGTTAAAAAAAAGCAATAAATACATTGCTACTCAATGTAGCAATAACTTTTTTGATCAAAAAGGAGTCATAAAATGGCACAAAGAAAATTTATAATTGATGGTGGTTTCAAAACTGATGACGCCTCTGAATTATTAGCAAACTTAACAATGGGTGGTTCAATCCTACCTAATGTTGATTCAGATGGTACAACAGGTTTCGATTTAGGTTCTACTTCATTCAAGTGGAGAGACTTATATCTTTCACAAGGATCACTATTCATTAACAACCAAAAAGTTTTGGAAGACGATTCTGGAACTATTATTGTTAGATCTGACACTGACCAAGGACTTACCATTAAGACAGAAGGTACTGGTGCTTTAACTTTATCATCTCAGGTACCACTAGCAATAAACGCAACATTACAAATGGCGTCTGGTAAAAGAATTACTGACGCTGGCGGCGCAGCCGTAACATTTGGTGATAAAATTGACATGGATTCAAACAGAATCGTTAATGTCTCAACACCAGTAGATACAACTGACGTAACAAACAAAGCATATGTAGACCAGCAAGTTGCAAATGTTATCAACGGTGCACCTGGTGCATTAGATACATTAAATGAATTAGCTAACGCCTTAGGCGATGACGCTAACTTTAGTGCAACAGTAACAGCTAATATTGCAACTAACACAACTGCACTTACTACAGCTAATACAAACATTGCAACTAACGCAGCTGATATCTCTACTAACCAAGCAGCGATTGTTTCAGCTAATGCGGCAAGAGTAGCAGACGTAGCAGCTCTTAACACACTAGTATCAACAGAAACATCAAACAGAGTAGCAGGTGATACAGCGGCAATTGCATCAGCAGGTAATTACACTGACAACACAGTATCTAATGCACTTACTACAGCGGCTACAGATGCAACTACTAAAGCAGATGCAGCAGAAGCAGATGCAATTTCAGCAGCAGGCACTTACACTGATACACGTGAAACAGCAATTACTACAGCTTACACAGCAGCGATTGCATCAAGTGCTTCGTCAAGTGGAACGTCAGCAAATACATATACTGATACAGAGATTGCTACAGTAACTACATCATTACAATCTTATGCAGATACAGCAGAAGCAGATGCAATTGCATCAGCGGCAGCAGATGCAACAGCTAAAGCAAACGCAGCTCAATCAGCGGCTGAAGCTACAGCAAGTGCAGATGCAACTTCTAAAGTAGCATCAGAAGCAACAGCACGTGATGCAGCAATTGCAACAGCAGTAGCAGGAATTGAAGCAAATATTTCAACTTCAACATTCCACAGTTCAGTAACTGATGTAACTAATGCGGCAACACTAGCATATACATTTACTGATGTTGTTGGAGCAGATGATTACACAGTATACGTTAACAGACAACTGGCTAGACCAGCTGAATTAAGTTCAGTTAACACATCAACAGGTGTAGTAACATTCAACTCGAATGTTATTGAAGTAGGCGACGAAATTGAAGTCAAAGGATGGAAATTAGTTAGCTAATAAAGATTAGTCCAAAGGTAGGGGGAGCCAAACCCCCTACTTAGGCACTTAATAAGTGCTATGGTGGAACAGAGTTCTACTACGTGGCTAAACAACTCTAAAGGAGAATTAAAATGGCAAGAAAAGTAAGAAGTAATGGTGCTACAGGTACCTTTTCATTCGATAAATCAAAGAAATATAAGTACGATTCAACTGGTACACTAACAGAGTTTACTGGTGATCCAGGTGCAGAAGAAATTACAATTTCAGGTTCAAAATCGTCTCTAAGACGTATGGCGGACATGGAACGTAACATTTCAATTCTAGCAACAAAACTAACAACTACAGATGGTGCAGCTGACGATGGTAACAACGCAAGTTTTGGTACTAACGTAAACAACACAACACGTTTCAAAAAAGGTGTTCGTATAGACGATACACTGGACATGAAAGAAACCATCGACATGAACAGCAAGAAAATTACTGATTTAGCAGCACCAACATCAGGTAACGATGCGGCAAACAAAACTTATGTTGATGCGGCACAAGCGGCAGCAGTTTCAACAGTAACTAACGGTGCAGGCGCAGCGTTTGATACATTGAAAGAAATCCAAGATGCAATGGCAACAGATTCAGAACTAAGTTCAGCAATCGCTAGTGTTACTTCATCAGCGGCTTCTACAGCGGCAGCAGACGCAACTACTAAAGCAGATGCGGCAGAAGCAGCAGCTATTTCAGCATCTAATACATATGCTGATGCTAAAAAAGCTGAAGCAATTACTATCTCTTATGCTTACACAGATACAGCAGAAGCAGACGCAGTAGCAACAGCGGCAGCAGACGCAACATCTAAAGCAGACGCAGCACTAGCAGCAGCAAAAGTATATGCTGATAATGGTGATGCAGATACAACTTACACTGCAGGCAACGGTTTATCATTAACTGGTACATCGTTTGCAATGAGTGGTTCATACACAGGTAGCTTTACAGCAACTGGTGATATTACAGCTTACTCAGACGATACTCTAAAAACAAACGTACAAGTAATTGACGGTGCTTTAGGTAAAGTTGAAGCAATTCGTGGTGTAACTTTTGATCGTATCTCAGATGGATCAACTTCAACTGGTGTTATCGCCCAAGAACTAAAAGCAGTTCTTCCAGAAGCAGTACACACAGATGCAGAAGGTGTTCATTCAGTAGCATACGGAAACATCACAGGTCTACTAATTGAAGCAGTTAAAGAATTATCAGCTCAAGTAGAAGAACTTAAAGCTAAAAAGTAATTTAAATTACTAATTAAACTAAAGCAGGGTATTTTTACCCTGCTTTTTTTATGGCTAAATATAATTACGTAATAGATAAATACTACTATATACGTAAGGAACACAAAAATGTCTTTTAGAAAAATTCAAACGTCAAACATTGACACTAGTGATGCTGCTTTTTCCGATCCTATCCTAATTTTAGGAAAGGATAATTCAGGTATATCTGATATAGGCTTCTTAGGAAAAATTGGTATTAACAATTATGCAGGATTTGTTAGAGACGCAGAAACACAGACATTTTATGTAATTGATGGATACATTGGAGCAGAGTCAAGTAACCAAATTGAAGCAGCACAAATAACACAAAAAGGAAATTTATCAGTAGGAACACTTACTGCAGATATAATTATTGCAGGAAATATTCCTTCCACATTATCTGATTTAACTGATATTGATAATGGATCAGCTACAACTGGTGATTTAATTTTATATGATGGTTCAACATGGAGTTATGTAAACCTTGAAAGTGAAATTAACACACGCATTACAGCATCACAAAATTCACAATCACTAATTGGATTATCAGATGTTGGACATACTAGTGATACTGTAGCAAATGGAGATTTTCTTTTATACGACAGTAGCACAAGTAAATTTGCCTTTGTAGATTTTGCAACCGAAGTTAATTCTTATGCAGACGCTCGTGTTAGTGTAGCACTAAGTAATACAGTCTCTCTTACTGGTAGTTTAAATGGTAATGTAACAGGTAGACTTTATGGTGATGTGCATGGTGATGTAACATCTCCAACTTCACTAGTTCCAATCATTACTACTGGAGCAGTAAGAGATACATTAACAATTCACGATGCTGAAGTTGAAAAACTAAAAGCACCATCATCATCAGGCGGAGCAACAATAGTTAATACTACTGGAGCAGATACATTTTTTGGACACAATGCTTATTTAACAGGAACACTATATGGTGACCTTGGCGATACACTAGCAAATAACCCAGTACTTACAGTAGGAACTGGCAACAACGATTCACAGTTAGCAGTAACAGTAGCATCAATAGATGAGTTAACAGTTAATGATACAATGGATGTTACTAATGCAACAATAACTGGATTAGATATAAGTGATTTAACTGATGCTAATAATGTAATACAGCCAAATGATTTATCAAATTATTCAACAACAGCAGTATCTAATTTATTTGCACAACAACAAGATTTAATAACTAAAACAGCAGCCGTAAATACAGCAAATTCGTATACAGATGGGCAGATAACTACAGTTACAGCTAATTTACAAAGTTATGCTAATGCACCTACTACGTTTGTAGCACCTAAAGGTACAGAAGCACAAAGACCGGTTAGTCCGGTAGAAGGACAGTTTTATTTTAATACTGATACTAAAATATTTGAAGGATATGACGGAACAAATTGGATACAATTAGTACCATCTACACTACAAATAACACCTTAATATTATATTAAAGAAAAATAATATACTCTTATATGTTATGAGACATATAGATAAATAGTTAAGCAAGCAATATGCTTGTGATTAACGTTAATTATAAGCAAGGAGTCAACAAATGGCATTACCAGCAACAGGTTCAGCAATCAGCATGGGACAAGTACGTAACTACTTTGGACTAAGTGGAACAGTAACACTAAGTCAATTAGGTGCGTTTATTACACCATCAGTAACATCAAACATTAGTTTATCGGCTACGTTTGGCGGATGGCAGAACCCTAACACGTGGGGTACGAGTTCCGGAGTAGATCCGACAACTGACGAACCAACACATCCATAAGAATTAATTTAATGATGGTGTTGTTACTTGTTGACAACATCATCGTTTTATTGTAAAATAGTAACTAATTATATTTACAAAAAATGTAAACTCAACACAGGAGAAAACAATGAGTATAAGAACACGATTTGAGATCGAAACGTTCGTGCTTGGCGCACATCCAACAGCGTCACGTAAAGCACAAGTATTAACCACGGAGCTTATGCAAGCACGTGAACAACAACATCCAGACTTACCAGTTTTAGAAGCAATCCACAAAGATTTTGCAGCTGAGCATGATATTGATGCACTATTAGCAAATATTGAAGAGTCTGAAGAAGAATATTGGGTAGCACGTTTATCAAAATTAGCGGCTATTGATATTTTAACAATTGGTAAAGTACAGCCTGAACATATGAACTATATGGTAGCTTTAGAAGATGAAGCATTTGCCGCATGTGTTAAACAAGCTACAGCTATTGCTAAACAACTTAATTATGAAGTACAGCAAGTAGAAGCAGAACTTCAAACAGAACTTGCTTCTGAAAAATAATTAATGGTTAGCGTACCTAATTATTTTCACAAAAATAACAATACCGCAAATGTAGCAATATGTGTTCCTGTGCGAGATAATGTTACCGCGGTCTTTGCGTACAGCCTTGCCATGCTTCAAAAAAAGTGTGGTGAGACTGGACTATCTACTAGCTTACATTTTAATATGGGAAGCGAAGTAGCTATGCAACGTCAGCAACTTGTAACTGAAGCACTAGAAACAAATTGTACACATATTATGTGGATAGATGCTGATATGCAGTTTCCGGTAGATACGCTAAATATATTATTAGCAGCCAATAAAGATATTATTGCTGGTAATTATGCAACAAGAGTACCACCACACAGGCCTGTTGCTTTTAAAAGCAAAACAAACTTAGATAGTAGAGTATTAACAGGTACAGGAATTGAAAAAGTTTGGGCAGTTGGTAGTGGAATGATGTTAGTAAGAAGAGAAGTATACGAAAATATTCCTCTACCTCACTATAAGATAGAATATAATGAAACATATACTAGCCTTGTAGGAGAAGATATATACTTTTGTAGCCTTGCAAATAATGCAGGATATGAAGTAAATATTAGTCACGAATTAAGTGACAGAATTGCACATATAGGAACACGTGCATTTACAGTTAAAGGCGATTGCAATGATTAATTTAATTAATAACAAAGGTAAAGAGTTCCAAGGACAAAATGTAGTAACGCCTTGGGATAGACTAAAAAGATTTATGTTCGAATCATATCCAATAATTAGAACTGCTACAAAAATTACAGAAGAAACAGAATTACTAAAAGAAGCATCACAATACAAAGATACAGCTGATATGGCTTGGGTAGTATTTGATGAAACTGAAATTAATCCTAACTTTCCTTGGCAATATAGACCAACCGATCGTATTGCAAAATCTGTAATACACACATTTCCTAGAGTAATTAAAAGAACAAACAGACCAGTTAGTTGGGGAGATATTCATTTAGTTCCAACAAATGGTGTATCACACACTACAGTACAAAATAAAATTGTTTCAAGTTATCATGTAGCAGAATTTGATATTTTTATGATTAGTTTCCATGAAGCTGAAGCAGACGAAAATTTCCAAAAACTAAGAAATAGATTTAAAGATGCACAACATGTTAAGAATGTTGAAGGCATTGGTAATGCACACAGAAAAGTTGCAGAATTAGCTAAATCAGAAATGGTATATATTGTTGACGCAGATGCAGACGTAATGTCGCATTTTAGTTTTGATTATATTCCACCAATGAGTAAACGTAAAAATACAACATATGTGTGGAGTGCTAAAAATCCTATTAATGATTTAGAATATGGATATGGAGGTGTAAAATTATTTCCAAGAGAACAATTGTTAGAGTTAGGACATATACTTCCAGACTTTACAACAGGTGTTAGTTTTTATCAACCAATTACAGATGTATCAAACATCACAAGATTTAACAAAGATCCATATAGAACATGGCGTAGTGCATTCCGTGAATGTGTAAAACTTTCAAGTGGAATTCAGCAAACAGATAGTCCTAGAAAAGATACAGTAGACAGATTAGAAGCATGGTGTACATTAGACAACGGTGCAAGATTTGGACGTTATTGTATTAAAGGTGCATTAGAAGGAAAATTGTATGGCGAAGAACATGCAAAAGATGTTGATGCTCTTAACAAAATTAATGACTATGAATGGTTACGTGAACAATTTGTTGCAAGTATGAAAAAGAAAGTGACGGAATGATAAATGCTAAAATGGTTCAAGGAATCAGTACATCATCTTAAAGTAGAAACAGGATGGGGTTACTGGTATCATTTATGGCACAGTTTTAAAAATAGCTGGTCACTTATTATAATTGCATTTAAAAGTATTGCACACGGAATATTTCCTTTCTTATGGAAAGCAGATGCACCTAAAGGTGTAATTAGAATGTATCATCAAATTATGCGTATTCAGCATATAAAAGATATGGACGAATTAAGAAAGCAACCAAAAAATGAAAGATATAAATCTACTACCACTACTGAATAGTTACGGAGATATATTTGAATTAGATTATAAGTTTAATTCAGACGAAGCTATCAACGAACTTAAACAATTAGAATGGGAACAAGGACCTAACGGAAAACGTGGAGTAAATTTAACAGGACCAGTTGGTGATTTAACACTTGACCATAAAGGCAAACATGCAGAATACCAAGAGCCAAATGTTAATACACACAATTGCCCATCAATTATTGATTTTTTTACTAAATGGGAAAATTTAGCTAGATGTAGAGCTGCACACATGAATGCAGGTTCGTTCTTTAGTATGCATAGAGATGCATATAGACTTAATCCACAAATTAGAATTTTCATTCCATTAAATAAAACAGATGTTAGTCAATGGAATTTTATATACGAAAACAAACGTATAGATTTTAAACCTGGTGTTCCATATATATTAAATACAAGAAAACAACACGGTAGCTTTGCTATGTCAGACGACATATATCATATATTGATGAGTGTGTTTTTAACTGAAAATAACTTAAAGACAATTATTAGTATGTTACCAAACTGTAAAGAACATTAACATGAAACAAAAAACAGATAAAAATTATTATAGTGGCGATAAAATAGATGACCTTGTAGATGCAGTTAAAAAAGCAGAACATAAACATCAAGAAGGTAATACCCAAATTGATTCAGCATATAAAGATGAAATGTATAGTAATGAACAGATGGAAAAACATGACAAAATGGATAACATTTTTAAAGTAGATGGAGTTCCAAGCAGATGGGAGCATAATAAATTACGTGCCGATTGGCACTTTGATACTTTTGCTGATCCACATGAAGAAACATTTGTAGTACCTTGTAGATTTGAAGGAGATTTTAGTGAAGCAGTACAGCATGCACTAAAAACTGCAACAGAAATGACTATAGGAAATTATAGACAGCGTAATCTAAGTAAACAAGATAAAGATTTACATGACGGAGAAATACAAGACGTTCTACTTGCTTCTGGTAAAGAAGACGTAAGTAGTATGTATCATGACATGGTTGTTAGAGCAAGATTTGATAAAGATGGAAAAAACTATTTCGCAAAGCGTAATGAATCACCAGAGTATGCAATACTACTTAGAATGATAGATGCATTAGGAGTAGATGTTCATCAATCCAGATTACATATTCAAAGACTAGGACAAGTTACTCCTATTCATATTGATCAACAAATGAGATATGCAAGACCAGGATGGCGTGAAGTATGGACTAAAGCTGGCGCTGATAAAAATCCTTTAAAATTAAGAAGGTTTTTAGTTATGCTACAAGATTGGGATTATGGACATGTATGGCAATTTGGTAATACATATTATCATCAGTATAAAGCAGGCGAATGTATAACATACGATTGGTGTAATATGCCACATGGAACAGCTAACTTTGGATATACACCAAGAGTTACTTTCCAAT